GCTGATCTAATTGCTATTCTTCTGCCGTCGTCATTAACTCCCATACCTGTTTCAAGTGCTTCATCTTCAAAATCATCTAATGCTTGTCTTGCTGTAATCATTGCTAAATCTGCTGTGCCTTGTGAGGCTGGAACGATTGCTGCTTTTAAACCTGCCTTACTAAATGGATCTGTTCTTAAAGTTTCTCCTGCGCCTGTTAAATATTCTGCACCTGTACCTAACATTTCTGTACCACTTCTCATCCATCCAGGATCCATTCCAGCAGCTTGTGTTTCTAAAAATTTTGCTGCACCTGGAGTTCCTGGTCGAATCATCTCATTACCAAATTTATCCACTCCCATAATTTTATCTGGAGTTCCTGGTGCACTGAATGCGCCAATACCTGAAGCTAAAGCTAAAGATAAAGGATCAAATTCTCCTTCGCTTCCTTCTTGAGCTAATTGAGAACCTAAATTTAAAGCACCAGACATTAAAGCTCTTCGCATCATTGTAGAGCCCATAATTCCTGTTGGACTCATCAAAAATGGTGCCGCTGCAGATAGATATGGTAATGCCGGTTTGATCTCGTTCGGTACGATCTTATCTAAAAATTTGGAAATCGGTCTAGTTATTTTTTTTAAAAATCCCATAATGTCTCTTTAATTGTTGTGAAAGTGCAAGGGAGCGAGGCTTGAAATTACGCTATGATATCTTAATTTACTAGGTTTTATGCTTATCGTCAATGTATTATACCTTTCCAGCATCCGCTCCTAAGTCAATCGCGGCTACCTTAATATGAACATCCCTTCTAATATGCTCTCTTTTGGTGTTTGAATTAGGATTATCTACATCATGATCGGCTTCTGAATCTGACATATATTCTTTTCCAGTTTCTATATTAGTTAAAGTTACTTCACATTCAGGAGTAATTACATGAGTTCTTTTCCCATCAATTATCTGATACTCACTTTTAGCTTTTGTTTCTATAAAAGGCATATTTCTCCTATGTAGTTGTGACCTCTGGAGGTCTAGTTATTTGTAACACAGCAGCTGTCATTTTTATAACATTCGTTGTTGCACATTGCATCTTTAAAATATCGCCTGCCTCTAATATTAAAAGATTGTTATAAGTCAATAAATTGGCATGATTATCAGCAGTAATATTGGTTTTATCCCATTCAAAATCAGTCGTTGATGAAGCATCATAAACGGTAGATGTTACATCTAAAGATCCACTATGAGTATTAAATAGTCTAATTGTTTTAACAATACTTGTTGTAGCTGTTGGAGATTCATACATATCTACATCAGATCCTGCTGAACTAATTGTTGTTTGAATATTTTTATATACGTTTGCCATTAGCTTAAAAAGAAATTAAATCTTTCTGTATCATCCTTATCGGGTTGCAGATAGGTTGAGTTCAATTGTTGTATCATAGAAGCCAAGGTTCTGTTAATCTGTCTTTGATTATCTTCTGAATATTCTTTTTTAGGTTCTGGTAATCTTACTACTATTTTTGTCATTAAATAAATCCTCCTTGAGATAATCTCCAACCACTCATGCCACTACGAGCTGCCCTGGATGTTGCCTGGCTAATGCCTCCGGGACTTGTTCTACTAAAAGTTCTTTCACTTCCTCCTCTTTCTTCTCTTGTTTCTCTACCATGTTGTTCAGGAGTTGGTACACGATAAGTTGGTGCAATTTTCTGTGCTTGTTTTCTAATTTGAGATGGAATGGTTTTCGTATTAGCAATGTATCTTGCAAAATTTCTATTAGCTCTTAATTTATCCAAGTGAGATATAATTCCAAGATTGATATTGACTGGAATTCCAGATGGTTTCCAGTCTTCTCTCATACGTCTCACACCAACGTCGTGCTCATCATAATAATCTCCTTGGTGTCCATATATACCCCCCATGATTCTAGCAAATTTAGATTTAGTAATATGTCCTTTTTTATAGGCATCAAACACATTCTTTAATGTCTTCTCTTTAGGTTCAAATATAGATTCAGTTTGTGTAGTATATTCTCTATCCGCATTATAATCAGGTTCTATAACTTCTCCAGTAAAAGGATCCTTTACAACCTCCTCAGCTGTTGCTTGTGCCTGGGTTCTTCCAAAAATATCCACCGGAGATAAAAAAGGAAGACCACGCTCTCCTAAATATCGTGGCTCTCCTAAATCAGATGCGTCAATAACATGACCTGCCCCCAAGTCTGCTTTTTCTCCTTGTCCATATAAATAATCACCTCCACCACTCAAACTATCAAAGTCATGTTTATCAATCACACTAATGGTTCCGTCCGGATTTTTTCGATAACCAGCTTGTCCAAGGGTCATATCGATATCAACTTTTGGATCCTTAAATATGCCTTGCATAGATAAGGGACTTTCTAAATTATAAGGTATCGACGACCTAAAATCAGGATTCATACTTTTATTCGCCATTGCTTCTGCAGTCCGGCGCTTAACTTCATCTAATTGATTCGTGCTAAAAAAATCTTCAGTGATAGGTTCTTGAGAACCAGAAAGATTTCGAATATAGGCTCTGCCTGAGGCAGGTCCAATAGGAAGTCCTGTTAAGGTATTAACAATTCCTTGGTTGCCTTGTAGTAAGTTTACACCTCGCTGTACGTTCTGTGGTGTTAAAAAGAAATCTGATATTCCAGCCATTACCGTCTCCTGTCCGGTTGTAGGTCAACCTGGAAAGTTCCGAATCTCCAGTTCTCCCCGGCCCCATCCGTTTCAATTCTTAAACTTGCATATCTTCCACTCGCCCTTGTATCTATTTTCTGAGTCGTTGGATAAATGGAAAAAGGACTGAATTCACTATTAGCTAGGGTATCAGCAGGATAATCTTTAAGTTTAATGGTTACCGTATTTTTAACGGTTAACAGTTTAAAATTAGGAATAAATCGTCTCATAGCTAAAAAGACTTCACTCTGATCTTTTTGCAATGAAAAATTATAAGACTGAACATAGGATGTTAAGGTAGTTGTTGAACCATCAGGATTAATCTGATCGGTCCCCGTTTCTTGTTGAAAATAAACGCTCTGCCCTAATCCTGTTTCTCCGATGATACTTGGAAAAGTTCCTGTTGCCGTACTATTAAATTGAGTCGCGTAAGGTTGAGGATAAATAATAGAATCAATCCAAGTCGTTCGAATAGAATTGGTATTACTTCCTATATACCAATTTCCCATAGGAAGTTTTTGTGATTCACCATAGTTATGAACGACGTATCGATCATTATAGGTTGCATCTTCAGTTGGATAGTACCAGATGACTTCGGTGAACAAATTATTGATTCCTGCGTTTACCTGTTGTCCCTTTGTCGTAGCAAAATCATCAAAGACATAGTCCTCTACACTACAGGGTAAATTATTAACGGTACCATCAAATGAAAAGAAACCATTATTACCTACCCAATAAGCGACACCATCAATTTCAACAACGGCGTTTTGACCTATAAGTCCACAGTTCGTTCCAACCTGTTCAAATCCAAAAGTAAAAGGAGCCCCTACAAATTTCATAGAGTACAAAGCATTGTCAGTCCATATTAAAATATTTTCCTTAGCTACAATTCCCCCCATAATTTTTGAACCATCTTGTAATCTATAAGTACCTGCGCTGTTTGTTGCAGAAGGAGCATAGGTATTTATATCTTCCTGATCAGAAAAACGAATAAACATGTCATCTTGTGATGAAGCCGTTCCAATCGTTGTTTCGGTTCCTAAATGAATTAAGTGTCGGGTTGTAGGAGAAACTAAAGTCATTCTACTCGCAGTAGGATTTCCCAAAGCTCCAGTGAGAGCTGTTACATAACCAGTTGTGAGAGTGGAAGCTCTTGTAGTAAAACGCGCAGCAATAGTAGAATCCCATGTAAAAGTTTTTCCATTGGAAATTGTTGCCACTAATGCAGCTCCCCAATTACTTAACGACCAAAGTCCAGGTTCTAAAGTAACGGTTGATGCTACAACAGCACTTCCCCATCCTGTATAATCTGTGGCATTATCAACTACAGCTTCATCACTGTGTGCTTGACCGTTGGAAGTTCCGACTGTAGCCGTTCCATCCGCTCCTCTGGTACACCCTGTTAAATCATTGCTGGAAATTGCAGCATAGGTAATTAATTCATTTTCAACAGCAATCGTTCCTGAAGCTGGAAATCCGGTGGTTGATGTTAAAGCAATTGAAGTTCCCACTCCCCCCGTTCCAGCAGTATCAGCTAATAAAGCTCCATCTAAATCATTAGCTACAACTCCAGTAACGGTTCCCCCATAACTACCTACACCAAACCCATATCCATACGTCTGGGCTGCAGGTCCAACATTTTCATAAGGTTGAACCGTCATGGTTCCCCCTGTAGCGACAACTGAACCGGCCTGTGCCGATGAATCAATGGTAAAGGTAACGTCGGTTGGAACTGTTAAAACTTGAAATAATTTATCTTCAAAATCTGAAGCTGATAATCCCGTTCCACCAGGAAGAGTTACAGAATCTAAAACTATCATGTCTCCCACTATTAAACTATGGGCGCTGGTTGTTGTAATAGTACAGGTTTTAACGGACGTACTATCTGTTGCTAAAGTAGAAGAAGTAAAAGTAGTTTGAGCTCCGGCATTATTAGAACGCCAAGGAGTTATATCGTAAAGAGTTCCTTCAAAATAAATAAGAAGAAATTTATCAGTACCAATTCCTACATATCTGTTTCCATCTAAATCAACAAAGGAATGTTGTTTTCTGGCTACACCACAAATGGTATCGGTTAATAAAGAAGACCATCCTCCTACTTTTTCAGGAAGACCATATCTGAATCTTGCATTATCAGAATCGACCCAACGACCGATGGCTCCAATCGCCGTATCTTGTTTGTCTATTCCGGGTGCAAAGTTAATAGATGTAAGAGCCATCTTTATAGCTCCTATGAAGTATAGTTAGTCTTATAAGCCCAGCCACGTGTTGCGTCTATATAAACTAACGTTATGGATTGACCGGCATTGCTTAGGGTTAAATCAGAAGTTGCTGTATTAATAGGTTGGCCATTTCGACCTACAGTTAAATTGTTAGATGCCCAAGATGCTCTAGTATCAATAATGGTTACTTCATCACCAACGGAAGGTGAAGCGGGAAGAGTGACCGTAATAGGGTTGCTTGAAGTATTAGCAAAAATTTGTGCTCCTGCGACCGTTGTATAAGGAGTATTGGAATCTGTAATTGTTGCATAACCTTTTTCAATAATAGTAACTACTGTTTCACTTCCATCGGATCTGCATAAAAGAGTTGCACCTGGTGGGACGGGTTGTGCTGTTCCTGAAGCTGTTAACACTCCAAGAGTTCTATTAGAAGTCCCTCTAACCGTTTCATCTTTTATAATCCAGACTCTTTCTGCAGTTACCGGCATTGTTAAAGTTCGGTTAGCCGCCAACGTTCCATAAAGTCTTAAATAAATATTTTTACCGTTGGAAGTTGCTCCATCTGTTAAAACTAGAGTTACATCGGCTGCCGCCATATCTATGCTGGCGTAACCTGTGGCTGCCTGTTCTAAAATTTGTAAATTAGTATTAGTAATTGATCCCCACAACCCGGCTTTTTCACCGGTTGTAACGAGTTCTAGTTGAATATCTGTTGAATAAGTTGATGCCATAATTTTAAGCCGTCGGATCTATTGGTGTCCATGTCATTGTAGCTCCCGGTTGTATTTCGCTCCATGTTATAGCTGCAATATTACCTGTTGCCAATGTTAATGTATTAGCTGCAGGTGTAACATTTGCACTTCCTGTAATTGTAACAGTTCCAGAAGAAATTACAAGACTGTTTCCAGAAGGTACAACAGTAGCTCCTGCCGTCACAGTAACAGTTCCTGTTCCTAATGTTAATTCATTTTTTACTGCAGTAACATTAGCGTCTGTGCTTATAGTAACTGTTCCAGTTCCCAGAACTATTTGAGAACCCGTAGGATCTTCTATAATCGCATCCGCACTAATTCCTGGATTTCCAATGCTAATAGCTAATGTATTAGCTGTAGCAGTAATAGTTACACTATTATCATCTCCTACCGTTGAAAAAGGTCTTTCTGCAAATGCTGCAAATCCGAATAACATATAAAACTCCTAAAAAGAGAGCATCCAGAACGATTGATGAAGTCTGGACATTCCTATTTTATTACTATCACTTTTTAAACTATGAGGAAAGTCTTAAGAAAGGGCATAATCTATACCTTTGGATATTTGTCTTTTGTTGTTTTGATTGTAGCTTTCCAGCCAGCAATTCCATTATGGTAAATATCGTCTAGTTGATCTTGCCAAGTTGGATAGGATTTTTTTCTTAAATCTATAATAACTCTATCAACGACATCAGCGTCAACTGTTAAACCCCATTCTTGACAATAGGTAAAGTCAAATCCTAATGGTACTGAATCTAGCAACTCTAATTCATCATAGATTTCGTTAGACAAATATAAAAAAGCATCACAACTTGGTGTCTGTGCTATTGTTATAACGTCTCTTTCAATGCGTTCCTCATGAGTACCAAAAAAGGCTTCAAAGTTACTTGCTTCTAGTTTATATAGTTTCATATTCAACCTCCTTATCATTAAACATCTTCATCTTCAACTCCTTTAAGTTCTATTTTTAATTGTGGATTTATATTGCCTTCCAGTATTTTTGTTTGTTTAGGTATTAATCCTATTTGTTTTAATGCGTTCCAAGTGTGAGGATTACTCATGGCATTTCTTAATTTAGCTGGTGATGGTCTGCCATTGGCAATCATTTCAGCCTGAATTTCCCTACCAATATCAACCGTAAATTCGTTTGCGGCATTTGCTTCAAACATTTCTTCATCGGTATAACCTTTAATTCTTGTAGGTTCTGCAAGAACATAAAGTTCCTTCAGTAGTTTTTTTAGAATTTTAATTTCATCCTTGGTAAGTTCAAACGCCTCTTTGAGAGTTCCTTCATGGCTTTCAAGTTCTATAATTTCAGCTTTAAGCTCCAGAATTTCATGCTCCAAACCGTTTCCACTATTCTGTAGATGTTTTAGCTTTGAAAGTTTTGCCTGGTGTTTTAATTTACCAACTTCTTCAAGAGCCTGTGCTCTTATTCTGCCTTCAAGAAATCCTTTTAATGTTTTGATTTTTTCCCAAGGCGTACATCCTATGACTTGGTATCGGTAATTAAATTCTGTGTTAAATTTTTGTGCCATAATTTTTTAATTGAAAGAACAGGCTGCTAAATTACTTCTAGTAGTTCCTACTGCTGATACATCGCTTCCTACTACTCCAGCATTGGTTACTAAATTGGTCATTCCAACATTACTACCAGTAGTACCAAAACCAAATATTCCTTTATCGCCACCGTATTGCGTTGCCGCCAGGTATCGCCTAGCGGTTCCAACACCAGTTACATCTGTTCCTACAACTCCAGCATTTGAAACTAAATTAGATATTGAAAAATAACTACCAGTATAACCA